TGCAAACGGTGACGCGAACTGCCCAGGTGGCAGTCAGAATTACCGTCTCTCCGAGTCTAAAAGACGAGGAGTAGCCAAACCGTACTTTGGTTTCGGCGTAGATACCGGGTACACAACCCGGCAATCTGCCATCCTCACCGCACTTGGGATTACCAAGATGTCGCGGTGAGCACTAGTTGCGTTCGGAAGGCCCATAACAACAGGGCCGACCTGCGTGATTTTCCACACATGACGGTTTACCGTCCTCACACAAAGGAGTGCCTTCGATGGCATACGCCGACCCCCAGAGCGTCACTATTAGTGGCGCAGCCCGAAGCATGCCCCGCGTTTCTAGCGGGACTAACTCCGGGCAGTTCTCTGCCGCGGACCAGCTGACGAAGTTGTCCGTTTCCCATACATACGGGAAGCGGGTTCGTCACCTGATTCGTATCGATGACAGTAAGATTGCGACTGATCCGCTTTTGGCGGGTCAGAGCGTCCCTGTCTCGATGTCTGCCTACCTGGTTGTTGATGTCCCCCTCGTGGGGTACGACCAGGCCCAGCAGAAGGCTGTCGTCGATGGTTTTGCCGCGTATCTTACGGCAGCCACCGGCGCAAAGATCACCCAGCTTTTGGGTGGTGAGAACTGATACAGCGGGATTAACACCGCTGGATGAGGGTTTGAAGGCCAGGATTTCTCTACCGCCCCGAAAGGACGGAGTGAATGAAAAGCCTGACAGAACTCTGGCGTGTCCTCGCACATGAACTAGCGAGGAGCTGTAACACAACCGCCACTCGCGACGTGGAAACTGTCGCGAGCCGTGTCGAACGCGAAGGGGAATCGTTTTTGACGATCACCCTACCCGCCTTCGGTAAAGACTTCGAAAGAGGTCTGGACCAAGGCAAGCTTTCCGACGACCTGTTTGTAGGTTTTTCGCAAACAGGCGGGCTCCCCCGTTTTCTTGGGGGTTTCCTTCGGAACGTGTTCGATGAACATGGTGCTGTTCGTGCCACTGATGACTTGTTGGTGGATTCCATCTTCGCCGTGAGGCAGCTTTCCGCTGTCTTCGGCAAGATCGAGCGACCGTGCACGGATGCACGGGACGCTCGCGCCATCAGCAATTTCGTTACTGCCGATCATGAAACTGGAGCCTGGGATGATGCCCACGAGAGTAGTCCGATACTTCAGGACTATTCGCGAATCTCATCCCTCCTCTACGCAGATGTTCTTACTCGCCTGCAGCAATCAATTGCAGACGGGGACATCCGTCCGAGGCATGGTCCTGGCGCGGTTGCCGATCGTCTTCGTGGAAACGCGAAGTACGACCTGCGTATCTGGCCAGCCCGGCTCGACACTGTATTCCCTTATGGGGAGTTCGGTGTTCCGGGACTCAGGTATCACTACCTGGGCGATCATGTTCAGTTTCCCCAGCTTGAGGAGGAGCCACCCTCACGGGTGATTCTTGTCCCCAAGACGATGAAAACCCCACGGGTGATTGCCGCTGAGTTAACCTCACTGCAGTATATGCAGCAAGGGTTGGCTCAGCGACTCGTGGAGCTCTTGGAGTCTAACGACTCTCTGGTTCATGGCATGGTTGGTTTTACTAGCCAGGCCGAGAATCAGGAGCTTGCCAGAAAGGGGTCCCGTGACGGGTCCCTCGCTACACTCGACATGAGTGAGGCGTCTGACAGAGTATCATTGTTCCAGGTCACTGCCCATTTAACCAGCCATCCTTGGGTAAAGGATGCGTTTCTGGCCACCCGGGCATCTTGGGCGAAGCTTCCTGCAGGAGATGTTGTTCGTCTCCGTAAGTTTGCTTCGATGGGATCGGCCTTGTGCTTCCCCGCGGAGGCTATGTCGTTTTTGACGGCTGCCTTCTTGGGAATTGAGCGAAAGCTCATTGCGCAAGGGTCTCGAACGCGCCTAACCAAACAGGATGTAAAATCCCTGCGAGGTTCGGTGCGCGTCTATGGGGATGATATCATAATTCCCACGGACTGTGTTGAGTACGTGCTCGATGTCTTCCGGCTATTAGGCTGGAGGACTAACATCGACAAGAGTTTCTGGACGGGAAAGTTCAGAGAATCTTGTGGTGGCGACTATTACGATGGGACTGATGTTACACCCATTCGGTTTCGTCGTGATATACCCACCTCACGTATGAACGCTCACAGTGTTGCAAGTCTCGTGGCCTTCCGTAACCAAGCCTATATGGCGGGGTTGTGGGAGACCACCCGGTTCCTTGACCAAACGATCGCGAGAGTGCTTCCCCGCTTTCCGATCGTGGAACCAACTTCTTCACTGCTAGGCCGTCGGTCTGTGTCCTTCTCTTATGAGGAGGAGCGCAGTCATCCGCGTTTCCAGTCCCCCTTGGTAAGGGGATATAGGCTGGTTGCGCGAATCCCAGAGAGTAAAATCTCTGGGCACGGTGCACTCTTGAAGTGCCTTTTGTCGAGTCACGAAGACCCGAGGCACCTTGAGCGTTTTGGACGTCCGACTGTCGTTGACATCAAACAGTCGTGGAGTTCTCCCTTCTAATAGTACGAAGGGAGAAG